GGCTCTGTTCGGCACCAGCCCGACGAGGGTCTATCCGTTCGGACTGGTAGAGAAGCCGCCGGCGCGGCCCTACGTCGTCTGGCAGACCATTGGCGGAGAAGCGGCCCAGTACCTGGGGAACCGCCCTGACGTGGACGGGTACTCGCTGCAGATCGACGTCTACAGCGACGACCCGGTCTCGCTGCTGCCGGCGGCGCAGGCGATCCGCGACGCGATCGAGGGGCAGGCCTACGTGACCCGCTGGGGTGACCAGGTGAAAGACCCCGAAACCAAGCTGTACCGCTACTCGTTTGACGTGGACTGGCTCGTGCCGCGCTGAAGACGTTCGTCCGTTTCACCCACCCACACCCCGCACTGCGGGGTTTTTTTATGCCCGCAGGGAGACATTCATGAGCATGCTGACGCAAGGCACCCAGTTGTACGGCCTGATCAATGGCCAGATCCGTGAGATCGAGTGCATCACCAACTTCAACCCGGGCGCGAACCCGGCGGACCAGATCGAGGACACCTGCCTGTCCGAGACCAGCAGCCGAACCTACAAGAAGGGCCTGCGCACGCCCGGCCAGGCATCGGTCACGATCAACGCCGATCCGCGCAACGAGAGCCACTACCTGATGTGGGAGCTGGGTGAGGCAGCGTCGGATGAGCTGATCCAGTGGGCGATCGGCTGGTCCGACGGCGTGGACATCGCTCCGACCCTCACCGTGGGCGGCTCCATCAGCGGCATCAACGTCACCAGCGGCGGCACTGGCTACACCAGCGCACCCACCGTAACCCTGACGGGCGGCGGCGGCAGCGGCGCCACGGCGACCGCGATCGTGGACAGTGGCTCGGTGATCGGTGTCGCCATCACCAATCCGGGCAGCGGCTATACGAGTGTGCCGACGGTGGCCTTCAGCGGCGGCGCCGGCACCGGTGCGGCGGCCACGGCCCAGCGCAACAGCGAGCCGGAAATGGTGCTGCCCGAAGGCCGCACCTGGTACATGTTCCGCGGCTACGTCGCCGACTTCCCCTTCGACTTCCAGGCCAACGCTGTGGTTTCCACCGCTGCGAGCCTGCAGCGCTCTGGCGCCGGCGTCTGGGTCCGTAAGGTGGTGACCCCGTGACCGCAGCGAAGCCCCAGGGCCGGAAGCGGGCGGCGCCGCCGGCGTCCGTCCCGAAGAGCAAGGCGGTATCCCTTTCGATCGCTGGCCTGCTGCAGGCCGGCGCCTTCACCGGCCGCCCGGTCGAGAAGGAGATCAGCTGGCGCCAGGGCGAGCAGGAGTTCACCGCCACGGTGTTCGTGCGACCGCTGGGCTTCCAGTCCGCCATCTCCGACGTGCTCGCCGCCGGCGGGCGCCAGGACAGCGTGGCCGGCCGCATCGCGGCCTCCATCTGCGATGAGCAGGGAAAGCCCGTCTTCACCGTAGGTGACATCACCGGTGCGTCAGATGCGGACCGCGGCGCGCTGGATGGCGCCCTGACTTTGGCGTTGCTGAGCGCGATCGGCGAGGTGAACTCGCTGGGAAAAGCTACGAGCTAACACCGGAAGACGAGTTCTGGTGCGAGCTGGTGCTGAACGGCATCGGCGGCGAAACCATTGCTGTGGCGAGGGAACGCCTCAGCGCTCGCGAGGTGAGGCTCTGGGCTGCATACCGGGAACGCCACGGAGGCTTGAACCCGATGATGCGCGCCGACTGGAACACTGGCCTGCTGGCCAGCCTGTTCGCCAACAGCAAGCGCAAGCCGTCAGCCCCGGCATTCCAAGTAACTGACTTCCTTCGATTTCAAAGAGCGGAGCCGATCGGCCTTGAAGAGGCGATGGCGAGCTGGGGATAACTGCACATGTCACGACGTTCTCTCGGCACGCTGACCATCGACGTCATTGCCGAGATCGGCGGCTTTGCCTCCGGCTTGGACAAGTCGGAACGCCGAACGGAGAAATGGCGCCAGAACATCGAGAAACAGGCAAAGCTCGCTGGCGTCGCCTTGGGAACGGCGATCGCGGCCGGCATGGTGCTGATCGCCCGCAATACGGTCGCGGCGGAGCGCGAAATCGCGCAGCTTGACGCGATTATCAAGTCCACTGGTGGCGCCGCCGGTTACACCCGGCAGCAGCTGCTGGACATGGCGGACACGTTGTCGTCGAAGTCCACCTTCAGCGGTGGGGAGATCGTCGAGGCTCAGACGCGCCTGTTGTCCTACTCGGGCATCCTGGGGACCAACATACCCCGCGCCATGCAGGCCATCATCGACCAGTCTGCACGCCTGGGTATCAGCGTCAGCCAGTCGGCCGAGACGATCGGCCGCGCGCTGGAATCGCCGAGCAAGGCAGCGGCAGCGCTGGCGCAGCAGGGCTTCGGTGCCGCGTTCACCAAAGAGGTGCGGGGAACCATCGACGAGCTGGTGAAGGCCGGCAAGGAAGGCGAGGCCCAGGTGATGATCCTGGAGATCCTTGAGGAGTCCTACGGCGGTGCTGCCCAGGCGGCGCGGGACACTTTCGGCGGCGCGCTGCAGGCGCTGAGGAACACGCTCGACGATCTCACGACCGGTAACAGCGGTAGCCTGAAAGCGGCCACCAACGCGGTCAATGATCTGACCAAGGTTCTGAATGATCCCGAGGTACGCGAAGGCTTTGACGTAATCATCTCGGGCGCCTTAAAGGCCGTGTCTGCACTGGGTAAGCTGGTCGAGATGGGGGCGCGATACCCCGGCTGGCTCAGCGGGAAGGGGTTCCTTCCTGTCGATGAGGACGATTCTCTAGCGGCCTTGGAGGCGCGGCAGGCCAGGCTGAAAAGCACCCTGGGTACTTGGCCAGGGCTCTTCGATAGCGAGACGAAGGGCAAGGTCCAGAACGAATACGCCCAGGTTGGGAAATGGATCGAGGAGGCGAGGGCTAAGCTTCCAAAGCCCATCTTGCTTGACGTGGGCCATGCAACACCTGGCTTCGTGTCGGGCGTGACAGGAGATCCGGCGGCACGGGCCGCGGCGGCAGCCGCAGCCGCAGATGCTGAGAACCAGAAGAAGAGGGAGGCGGCCGCGAAGGTGGCAGCCCGCGCGGCAGAATCGGCACAGCTTCAGTTGCAGCGATCGTTTGAAGGTACTGACCTCCAGCTGCGCCGACAGATTGCGCTGTTTGATACGAGCGCTGACAAGTCGTCCAAGGCTACAGAGCTGCAGAAGCTCAACTTTGAGCTGGCGGCCGGCGCTCTGCGTGGCTTCAACGCGGAGCAGCAGGAATCGCTGCGCCTAGGTGCCATTGAGCTTGATCGACTCAATGCGGTCAGGGACGCCAACGAGCAGGCCGCCAAGGCCACGGAAGACTTTGCCAAGCTGCGCAAGGAGCTGAATCGAGAGGACAGTCTGGGCGTAGATCTGGCGCGCGAGCGCCTGAAGGTCATCCAGGCTGCTGCGGCAGCCGGCGCGGCCAATGATTCTGACTACGCTGCGACCGCTCGGCGCGCGCTGGACCAGGTCGGCGGCACCGGTGCTGATGGCTTCAATGGGCCGGATGCACTGTATGGCGGCGCGGCCGGCGAGTTCTCCAAGATCGATAAGGCGATGGAGCAGGAGAACGCGAGGTATGAGGCTCAGCTGGAAGCGCTGAATGAGTATCGCCAGGCGCGTGCGGATCTCGAGGGCGAATGGGATGCTCAGGAAGAGCAGATGCGGGCCGAGCACCAAAAGCGCCTTCAGGCCTTGGACGATTCCCGCTGGCTGGTCACGCTGACTGCTGCGCAGCAAGGTCTTGGCGGCGTGACAGACATCATGCGAAACAGCTTCGGCGAGCAGTCTGCGCTGTACAAGGTCGCCTTCGTGGCGCAGAAGGCGGCCGCGATCGCACAGGCAACATTGGCGATCCAGGCGGGCATGGCGGAGGCGGCGAAGAATCCGTGGCCGGCCAATCTGGCCGCGATCGCATCCGTCGCTGCGGCGACGGCCGGGATCATCTCCAGCATCTCCGCGGTCGGCATGGCGCACGACGGCATCGACAGCGTTCCCGAGACGGGCACGTGGTTGCTGCAGAAGGGCGAGCGGGTCACTACCGCGGCCACCAGCGCGAAGCTGGATGCCACGCTGGAGCGGGTGGCCCGCGACACCAGCACCGGCGGCGGTGCTGGCGATAACAACGAGTTCAACTTCAACGTCAACGGCTCGATCAGTGAGCGGGAGAGGCTGATGTTGGAGCAGACCGTCACCCGGGCGGTGACACTGGCGCGGAAGGACCGCGTTGCAGATACCACATCGGGCACGGGCCCGCAGTCCCGCGCGATGCGCTCGAACTGGAACGTCAGAAGGAAGGTCGGGTAATGGCGTTGATCATGCAACCGCAGTGGCTGCCCGAGCCGCTGCGCGACGGCTATGGCTTGCGCCACGTCTCGCCCC